ACGAAGAAACTTTAGCAAAAGAAAACCCCTCTATTTTAACATAATTGATCAATACACCAGTTATAGTTTAATATTTTTTTTATCTTTATTAAATTAAAAAATGGATACATTAAAGTTTTTTGTTGAAAAAGGATCGCAATCCTTAATGCCCCCGTTGAATATTGCAAAACAAATCAGACCTTTACTCACAAAAGAAACATTCGGTGGATACCATGAAGAAGATAAACATGTTGAACATTTTTCAACAAAATCAAACCAAGGTAATATGGCAGGTATTGTTATGAGCATCATTAATATGGTCATCTGCTTCACCGCCTTCTATTTTGTTTTCAAATGTGGTGGTCATTTCTTAGACTTCCTTGGTGCTTGCTGTTGTAGCATTTGCTATATCGCATACAGATTGGCGGTTCCTTGTGTTAAACCGGTTGTTCAAACTGTTCAATATGTTCAACAAGTCCCAGTTGTTTAAATAATAGTGTGATTAATATAAAATGAATCAATTTATCGAATTATTTAAATCTTTTGAATTTATTTACCCCCTTATTATCTCCTATTTGGTTTTTGGTTCAACTTGTATTATACTTGATTTACAATTTCCAAATTGGTTCTTCGCATTTACCTTGTTTTTCGGTTTTAAATGGTTGTTTAATTACAGAAAATGTACAATCAGTTACATAGAAATAAAACTCAGAGGTGTTAAGAAGGAAGAAGGTTATCTATATAGACTGTTAAACTACATAATCGATTTCCGTTATGATTCAAACATCTATTTAGTATACCCATTCATGCTTATTTTCATCTTTTATCATGGTATGAAAACAAACGGTTTTCAAGACATTATTTAAAAAAATTGATAAAAATCAATGCGAGTTTTTATCATATTACTTTACATATACACAACAACAAACAATATGGTATCCATTGACTTCAAGACTATTGTGACTCCCATGATCAACCGTTACGATTATCTTATCGATAACGGTATCATCTGTGATCGTCTACCTACCAATCTTTCCTTCGGGGATATGATTGACTATGTGAACAATCGTATGTATAGTGAACTTGAAACAAAGATGCGTGATGTTTCGTATTTAAACGAATACGAACTTCATCGTATTGTTCTCAATACAGCATTCAACATCTTGGACGAGAACGAGTTCATCAACGGTGATATGCGAACCGTGTTCGAAAGAGAGTTCAACTAAATATAAACTATTAACAACCAGAGTAATAAAAAACAAAAAAAAGGGATGTTCCCTTTTTTTTTCATATTCATAAATATAAATATTAATAAATATGATAACCAAAGAAGAAAAACGACTAGATGTTTTGAATGGTTCTCTTGACAGATCAATTAACAATAAAACAATATTACAAAAAAAGAAAATCGAATTTACAAAAAAATACGGATCAAAGTCATTATCAGAATCACAATTGAAAATTAAAAACACTCTTGAAGAGAAATTAAAAAAGAATAGTGTGGATCTTATTATGTTAAAAGCAGAACTAAAACAATTTTTGAAAAAGAAGGGTGGTACTCTACCCGGACATGTAGATACTGTTGATGATATACTATCCAATATTATTCAAGAAAAACAGAATTATAATGATACAGTTCTTTTAAATTTATATAGAATCCTTAAAAACAAATTATATTTCGTTAATTATTTCTCTATCGATGATATAGAAAAATTAACGAAACAAGTATATAATGAACCAACAAATTCTAAAAAATATGATGAATGTCATTTATCAATTGATAGCATAAAACAACACCACAAGCAAGATAATAGCAAGTTGGAACTATATACAAAAGACATTCAAAATTGTTTGATTGTTGATGGAACTAATGAACCCGTTGTGCTTGGTAGATACAACACCACCTTAGAATATTTGATGCGAAATCTGGAATCAGATAACTCTGCAAACATTTTTGGTTACAAGCACACTGTCTTCGGAGACGAGTTCGTTACAGCTAATGCGTATGAAGTTTTTCTTTTGAACTGTGTTGCTTATTTAAAAATCAAAAACAAAAAAAAACCGCAATATGATTTTGAAAATACAACCGTTTTCACAACATATAATAAACTATACAACTTAATAGAAGAGCATCATTCTGATAAATTAAAACAATACAACTACGATCTTAGGAAATTAGTCAATAATGTTTACAATGATGACGAAAACTTCGAATTTCATAATTTTATATATCAGTTCGAAGATGTTGAAATGATAATCCATTCTTATAACTTCCTTAAGAAACGAATGGAAAATATAGAACGATTCGAATTAAAAAGAAGATTTTTCATATTTCCCGGCAATTTTAATTTAATGTATATGATTAACAACAAAGACAGTTATTTTTATTACGACGAACCCAAACCTAGAATTGACCCCAAGTGCTTATCACAATCTAAAGTAAATACATTTTTCAATGCAATAAAAACCGAAAGAATCAATGTGAAGAAAGTATTAGATTCATTTGATTCAAGGCAAGGTATCGCTTTCAAAGATGTGCATATTTTTTTAAAAGAAAAACTAGAACTTGGTGATAAACATCCATTCACAGAAACAGGTAATATTATTGATTTCGAATATGCTGATATTATGAACTATTTCAACTTTTTGATCAAACAAACATATACAGATTATGATACGAAACTAACACCCTACGCTAAGGATTATATTGAAAAAGTATACCAAAGCTTCAAAAACCAAATATTGAATTCTATTTCTACTGTATTAGGAAATGTCATTGACATACATACTACCATAACCGTTATATCTCAATTACAAAATATTAATCGTGCAGAAATAGTAAATGAATATTTCAACAATTTTGAAAACTTCGTGTTTAAAGGTGATTCTTTGGCGTTGGGAATGGGCGCGTATTTGATTAGTTTGATTGTAATAATCGTATCTCCTCCGTATAACTTAATAGACGCATTCGTTCTAATGGAAGAAGATATAACTTTACCTTTATTTACTAATTACACCCAAATAAAATCGAACATTGATAATAAAACAGATGGTAATACAGTATTACAATATTTTCACCAATCTCCTTTCTTGTTAGGGTTGTTAAGTTTCATTCTCCCCGATAAATCAGTCGGATCGTGTCAAGACAACACTTTGATCAATATGATTGCTGCTGATAAACAAAATAATTTGAATGGTTTCAGTCTTTATGGTAGTGAAAATAAGGATATTTCACACTGGAATACCAATCAAGAATTTCAATGTCATGGTGGTGTGTTACGATTCAAAGTAGGTAGTTTTGGTATACGACCAGGCGAGTCTTTGGGTAAAAGACCTCCAATGAAAGCTAATACCGAAACACCAAAAATAACCGATAGTCTTTTTAAAGCTGATGTGAACACGAGTATCGAAAAAGATAATTATGAAATAAGAGCACTCGTTTTCCTTGCGATGACTTTAAGTCATGTGTATAGACATATCCAATACGAAACAAATAAATCTATTAATGCTGTAAACGGAACTGCATTCACCAAAGACTTCGCAACATCTATTATAACCAAGGTCATGAATACAGAATGGAAGGTGAATAAAAACCTCTTACAAAACAAGTCCGCTAATTCGAACTCTCCAATTGAAAACATATCGTTTAAAGATGACGCTAATCTAACATTGTTAATCACATTATTAAACAGAAATGTTGAAGACACTAAAGAAATATTTGATGAAAACATAAATATGTTTGTAAAAAAACAGGAAACTTGTTCGATTAATAAAGATCGTAATAAGAAGAATAAAATTTGAAAGTTTTTACAAGCAATAAACATACTAAAAATAAAGAAATCTACTAACAGAATAATGGTTATCTCATCCACATGTTCCGTGTGCGTCGAGTTGTTCAATAAGGCACGCAAACAGGTCGTGTGTATACACTGTAACATGGAGTGCTGCACGGACTGTATCGCGAGGTATCTAGAGACTTCTGGTATAACGCCCCAATGTATGCAGTGTCATCACATGTGGAGTCACCAGCACGTACGCGAGAACTTCGGTTCGTCCTTCGTGAAGAAGATGGCGGATGCGCGTAAGAGAGTTTTGTTTAACGAACAACAAGCACTCTTCCCCCATACACAGGAGTATATTAAACTAACCAACCGGTCTATACAACTGTATGACGATGAGATAGCTTTGGGTCGCGTTATAGCAACAACTCCATTCAGTGATTTTATGAAACGTTCGCTCCAGTTCCGCACCGATCGAATGCATCTTCGGACTCGTATCAATATGATAGAGAATCCTGTTCGCGTTCGGACTACCGAATTCTCATCTACCACTACTACAACAAACACTACTCCTACAAAGGTGTATATCAAGCCTTGTGGGCATGGTGATTGCAAGGGTTACGTGAACGCGGATGACTTCGTATGCGAACTATGTGAAATGGAGCACTGTCCCGAGTGTATGGAGACGAAGGAGGAGAACCACCGGTGCAAACCGGCAGATATCGCTACTGCGAATATGATGCGAAAGGACACCAAAGGTTGTCCAAAGTGCACTGCTCCTATCCATCGGATCAGCGGATGCCCCGACATGTTCTGTGTCCAATGTAAAACAGCGTTCAATTGGCACACACTGTGTATTAACGAACGGGGTAACTCCAACCCACACTATTACCAATGGCTTCGTTCTCGTACAGTCAACGGATCGTCGTTGATCACTCCAACATGCGGTGATACCCGGTTGGAACACGTGCACAGGTCGGACAATTTCATAAGTTTGAACGAACTCCATAAGGATAACCTCTCTGCCGTAATTTTTAGACTACATCATTACACGGATCNTAGGAACCTTACCAATTTCTATAAGGAGTTCCGCAAAACGAGAGAGTTCCGACACGACTTCCGAACAATCACTCTGAAGAGTCGTGCTGATTACATGCAAAACAAGATAACAAAGGAGAAGTTCATGCAATACCTCCTGAAAACGAACAAAGCGATGGAGTACAACAACAACCTTGATGACATCGTTCATACCATAAGAATGTTTCATCAACAACTGATCCAGTATGTGGTGCACTCGACCGAGTTCGATTACGAGAAGTTCATGACAGAGTCTAATAACTTTACGATATACATCAACAAGTGCGTATCGCATCTAGAGGAGGTCTACTACACCAAAAAAGAAAAGAAGTTTATTAGATAAATGAATGGGAAAAATAAAAATTGAAAAATAATACAAGGATAAAAGCATAGACAACAAAGATGATGATCCAACAAGTTATCCAAGGCAAGGTTTGTGATATTCATACCCGTGTTATCATTTCACCAACCAATCGTAAATTCAACAACAAACCAATGAAACATATAGCTTCAAAATCATCCAAAAGTATTGCTGATATTGATGATGATTATTACTGTGGTGAATGTGCTGAAGATGATCTGAAGAAGTTAATAACATGAAGTTAATGTTATATAAAAACAAAAACACACAAAAAATATTAGATTGCTTGTTTTCTGTATCTAATATCTTTTTTTTACTAAAAATCACTAACAATATCTGAGTGGATCTGTATATATTAAAAATTTGATGTAAATCGAGGTGATATTCTCATCATAAAGAACTCTAAAACATGTCAACACATTCTTCTTCTAAAAACAACGACTCGCTTGTAGTCCAACTTCAGTCAGAGTTGGACACTATGAAGGAGGATCTCACCGACCAGGTGTACAAGACACTGTGTGACAAACTGATGGAGATCAACAATAAGGAGAACTCCGAACGGGTTTTCTATGAGTTCACTGTGTGTGTGCCACGGCTTGTACCAGAGGGTTCTGAAGAGCGTTCGTTCGAATTTACCCTTGAACCGGAGAAGCGGATTACCGGCATTGTTCGAGGCGATGGAGAGAAGTGGATACAAGAGATCAAAGAACACGGGTATAAAGAAGTGTCCAATTATTTCTTCTCCAAACAAGTACGCAACAAGGACGATATACATGTCCACGACATGTGTGGGGACTGTGAAGAAGTCAGTCACATTAGCATAGAGGTCTCATACCCCACACTGATAGTGGTTGCGATGAGACCAGCAGTCGTTTGAAAAAAGAAATGATTTTGATATAACACAAAAAAAGAAAAATACATCATCTTCTTTTTTATTCGTCTCCGTAACATTAGTGAATGTGTATTATAGATTCACTCTCGTCTCACATACAACCCATTCTCTCTCTTGTAGTTTATCACGGTTCTGTCGTGTAAATTTCGCATTGTTGACTTATCAAACTTTCTCGTCTTCTTCTTCAGTTCCTCCTCGTCCTCCTCCACCTCGTCCTCGTCCATCTCCAACTCTTCGAATAATTCGCGTGGTATCGATCCCTCGAACGCCATCATTTCATATGCAATGTTTCTTATGATATTTCTCTCCTTCTTATCCACCAGTTTAATTGCATTTTTCTTCTTCACTATGTTGTATGCCTGAAAATACTCTATTATGGTGTCGATCAGGTTATCTCGTATATCCTCAAACTCCCTGTATTCCCACTCTCCATCGTCGTTCATTATCAATACCCCTTGCCCAAACTCCTCCGGTTTTATCAATGTGCTGTTCTCGGGTTTATCTTTGTTAAAATGCACATCATCTATTATCTTCGACAAACCATAGACACCCTTTTTTCCACACATTTTCAGTTTATCTATTATTTTACTGTCCTCCAACAAATACCGCAAATCCTCCTTTCCAAACACATTGATCTGGATGTTGTTCGTGGTATTGTTCGTTATATTATTCGTTGTGTTATTATTGTTCGTTATTGATATGTTTTGTTGGGAGGAAGTTGATGGAAATGCGGATAGAGTCGTTTCTTCGGGGGGTGGGGGGTGACACCCAACTTTCTTTTTGTGACGATATTTTTGCATTCTATTTCTAAATCTTTCAAAACAAATATGACATGTTAAACTATCAACACCTTTACAAATTTTTATATGATTATTCAATTTGGTTTTATTACAAAACTTTAATCTACATTTTCCACATGTATTCTTATCTACATTTGATACATTTGGTCGTATATTCGTTACATTTGGTATGTTTTGTAAAAAAACTGTACTTTTTGTAACCAAATTGTCTACATTTGGTTCTGCTTCGTTCATAATATTATTATCTGAAATATTCTCATTTATGGTGTTATAACATACGTTCTTTCTATTTTTGTGTCTTATAAGATTTAACTGTCTGTTTGTAGTGTATCCACAATGTTCACATTCATATATCATTTTACATATGTACTTTATATATTTTTAAATTAAATTGTATATACTCATTCATTATTACTCGATTTTAACAAATTATATATATATACCATGAATCATAATAAACACATTATAAAATTAATATTTGGGAACATACTCAATAAATTTAAATTGAGTATGGTCAGGAAGTAGAAAATATATAAATTGAAAAAATAAATTGAAAAATGGCGAATGCCTAAGTATATTAAAAATAAAAAATATCAAATCCTTGTCATATAGAAACAACGGTTGAATGTTGAGGATACCTCTTACAATAGATACCATCTCTCAAAATATTCCTTTCCGTAAGTGGATTTGTTCTTGAATTTGTAGAACTTTATTTCTTTCAACCGTCACTGAATAAAAAACAGTGTTGATCCCTTTGGATAAAACTTAAAGCGGTTGTAATCCTCCCTTACATGTTCTTCCTACCTTGGTGATAATGGTTTTTTGTTGCTTAAACTTCATCAAAGGGATGTTGATTAACCGATTGATGTTGACAATTGCCATTCTTTTTTATTATTATATTTACCATGTCTTGTAGTTAATACTTTTAAGCAAATTCCACAATTTAGTACAATTTGTCGTATTTGTTACATCTGGTAATATATTCGTTACTTTTGGTAATTATTCGTTACTTTTTGTAACTGTGTAGTTACATATGGTTATGTTTCTGACTCTCTCTCCATACACCACTAGTCGTCTTCTTACACTTATTCTTCCTATTTTCGTGTCTTGTTGGGTTCAATTGTATGTTGGTAGTGTATCCACAGTGTTTGGACTCGTATATCACTTAACACACCATAACAAATATATTTCGAATAAATTAATATATACTCACATTATTTACTCATTACATTCACTACACTATATAAACCGATATACATACCGACAATATAAAACATTCCATATGAAAATTGAACTCAATAAATTATAAATGAGCAGGCATCAGGAAGTAGAAAAAATCAAAATTGGAAATTAATTTTATGAAACAACGAATGCTTTATGAGTAATATAATATTAAAAATTGAAAAAGAATAAATAGTAATTTAATAAGTCTTCATCTATAAAAAGGTGATCAAATATGTGGAGTAACAAGATGGCTCCTAATATGTACAATCCTCCNGTGTCTAAATACATGAAGAGTATCGGTGTTATACGAGGAGCTCGGATTGGTCGGGTAATTGGAAACGAAGGAAAAGTATTCAATGCAATTACCGAAAACACAAAAGGTATCATGTACATTTGGTATAATAACGACACTGACGAAATAGAGATCTATGGAGACGATATGAAAGGAATTCTTCACGCAGCACAAAAGTTAGCTACCAGGATGAAACGCGTTGTTAATAACTGAAAGAAATCAGAAATGTTTTGAATGCTGTAAAATCAATTTGGATATAAAAAAGGAAATCTCCTTCCTTTTTTTGTTTTTAGCCTTTAACCTTAACAGTACACTTTTTTACCACTAGTAGTAGATATTATGTATCTAATTACATGTCCGGTGTCGTCAACTTCGAACTGTTGTTCAATGTCAAACAACAGTTTTAAATATTTTAGACTGTTCTCTAAAAGATCATGAAAATGAAGATGATTCAGAATCTTTCTTTCAATGACTTTAGCATACATTGTGTATTTCTCTACGAACCATTTGTTTTCAACCAGATAATCAAACATGCGATATAACTGTCTGATCAACTGAACATTCGAACTACCAACCTGTTGCATTGTCTGAAAGATGTCCATGAATGAATGGAGTTTTTTCATACAAGCGGTAGTTTTTGTTTTGAGTATTGTGTTGTTGTAATTATTTTTCTTTCCTTCTAGAAAAGCATTCAATGTGTCTTGGAACCGCACATCCTTTGTAAAAGGGGCATTTGTTATCACCATATTAAGGGCATCCTTTGCTTGCAAGTGCTGAAATATGTTTTGGAGAATCAAAGGATTTTCTAAAACATCAGTATGAAGAGCAGCGTTACACCGGTTGCGAAAAGTTGTTGTAGACATGATTATGGTGTATTAGAAGTTCTTTGTGTATGATACTATTCTTTTTCTACATATTTTTGTCAATTTCTTTTTGGAGTATGGCTAATCATAAACTATTTGAGAAGGGGTAGATGGTGGTGTGTATTTGCATTTGATCAGACATTTACAATCGTAAATCATTTCTTTGGTATCTGTAATATCATACCATTTTCTATAACAATAATTTGGACGAAACATATATCTTAAAATGTTGAATATCATTATGAATGAATTTTGTATAATTGTTTTTAGATTCAAACAACAATCAATTTTTTAATATTTCTTAAAAAAAGGAATATTGTTAAAAACTACATATACAAATACGGATCTTTGTGAGAAAACTCCTTCATTTTGTTTGTTAATTGATTGATATGGACCACAAATTTGCATATATCAGTCGATATACTCACATTAGTGTCTCCTTCATGTCTTGCTTTCTCATAATTTAACAAGTATGTTTTATAGATATGTACGGCATTCGTGTATTTGGACAGCTTCTTGTATAAAGAATCATCGTCTGGATACATAATGTTAAAACTCTTCACATCATTAAAATCATCGATCGCCTTTTTGTATTTTTCCATTTATTCATATACAATCAGTATGCTTATTTTTAATTCGATTTTATTTTAAAATTATTTATCATGTCAAGAAATGTATACAACAGCCGTCTTAACTCAAAAAATACTATTATTTCCAAGTTATGTTATAGTTGGAATATCTTGTAAAAAATAATATATTATCATTATTATCATAAATTGCAACACATCGTTTATATCTGTCTAATCCGGTTACGCACAATTTTTCCGGTTTTTCTTTTTCTTCAAATACTTCAAAAACAGGTACCTCATCAATTGAAGATTTATTCAATCCTGGTTTGATTTCGTCTCTGTTAAGATATTGATTTTTTAAAATTGAATATGCCTCTTTGGTATTTATAAGATAATCTTCAAAATCGGTTCTTACCTTCATCTGATACAACAGTTGGCGCATATATGGATTGTTTGGAGGCGTTGCTATAATCCCATTGTATATAGAGTTCTTAACAACAGATTTTACTAAATAACATCTATTAATATCATGACGAAATATTTTGCTTAAGGGACGATCTAGTTTTGTTTTAACATCCAAATATACACCACCTTGTATATATAAATAAGCATACCGAAAGAAATCCGCTTTATGTGCACCTTTTTTAAGTTCGTTAAATTTCTTTTCGTAATCGGGTCCGTAATGCTGAAGTAAAAATTGTCGACAATCTTCATCATCATAAATATATAATTCATACTCACTCGCATATTTGTCGTATTGATCCCAAACATATTGAGGAACAGTGTCTTTGTTGACAGTTGTAATCATGATTGTTTGTGGAATTACCTTTTTCGAAAAGTCTTCACGGATATTTTGTTTTTTCAAGCATATGTAATATATAATTCCGATTACTATTAAGATCAAAAATAAAAATAATACTTTCTTCATACTTTATTTATATTGAACATTTAGTTTCATCTGATAATTAAACAAATTATCAGATAATTGTTGTTTAATCGTTATTAATTTATATTTTTTATGTTTTAATTCACGGAGTATATGCTCTCTGTTCAAGTTTGCTCTAAATCTGTTGTATACGACATATCTACATATTTGTAAATTTACTATTATTATTTTTCGTTTTGTTTTCTTAATTTTATTTTTTGTTGTTATGATATTATTTGTTAATGATCTTTCAACATGTATTAACACATTTCTCTGTTTGTCTTCCAATACATTGCATACATCACTCTCATCAAATACACAACACAACATTTTAAGATATATACTCATTATATGATAATATCGTAATTTCAGAAGAAAAGTAATTTTAATACTCTTTATTAAACAATTAAAAATGAACGACATCTAATTACATCAATATACATATTGATAATACCACATTCACATAACACCCCACTGCCAAACAGATCAATGTTTGCTTGATGTGTTCCATATCATTACGAAAATCGTATTCATAATCATATTCATAATTGTATTCTCTATCTATGTCATCATCCATATTTGTGTGTATAGATAAAAAATTTGAATTAATTTAAACAAGGATATATAACACATAACAAAAGAAAAACAAATAGATGTGTTTTATGATACAACACTTAGGATTTTTATAACACAAGAACCCGAATATACATGGCACTCTTTGTATTACTTAGAAAAACTATTTGATATCCATGTTAAGGCGGACAATGACGAAAACGATGAAATGATAGAATTCATCATAACAAGTGACGGTGAAACGGTGTATGTTTAATAGATTTTAATGGACAATTAAAACCGTATTTTCGTATTTCCAAAATCACTTGAATGATTTTATAATTTAAATAGTAAACACATTGTTAATTTGTAAGAGAGTTTTCCGTCTGAAAGCATCAACTCATTCTAAATACTATGGTTTACAATGTAGTTTAAATCCTCGTCATTTATATTCGTTAATATTTAAAGATTGATACACATTATATAACAAAAAATTGAATGCTGGTTCCGTTACTGTTGAGCAGTCAACTATTTTTACCATCAATATGGTATGCGTATATAACACAACAACATGTATTGATGTTCAGTTTTATCATGGTGTATTCGGGATCAACACAATATTATATAAATTACGAGGGTGATGAGATATATCATCATATTGATTTAGTAACCGCTAGAATAGGTATAATGATAAACTTCTTTTACACCCTATACTATATAAAGCCATACTATTTGTCTATCGTGTTACTACATAACATNACATTGACTTATTTGTTATCNNGTATGTTGCATTACTACGAAGAANCTGTATGGTTAACAATGCATATCTATTTTCATATATGGGNAAATATTACAGCATTTTTAATCACATATGAAGGTAATCGTCAGCATGTTATTCACAGTCATCCGCATTATTCATAAGCAAAATGTTCTCTTAAGATCAAAAAATAGCTCCTTCAAATGATATAACACTTTTTTGACATGAGAGTATACATCAAAATTTACACGGGATGTTTCATTGCATTTTCTTTCATTCATGTAATAATCTCCTACATTATTTTCATTGCCGATAATCGTCGAGTCTAATTCCTCGATCTCATTATTGTAACCATCCACCATATTTAATATGTTCTTCTGATCACTATTCATTTCATTTTGATATTCTGTATCATTATCACCCACACTTATCCAATCCTCCATTAATAATTAAATAATTAAACGAATGAAACTTTTAAATTTAATTATAACACCAATTTATAATACTCTTCTTTGTTGACAACACCATTTGACAACAATTTCTGTCTGTTGAACATATGTTGTTCTTTTATATCTTCTTTCGATCCTCCAAAATAAGGAACACAATAACCCTCGTTAATTAACACATCGGTCAATATTCTTCCATCATGAATACGAAAGTCACCCAACACACGCCCAAATTTACCCTTCATATCTTCTCCTTTTTTGTTTTCGGTGGTGATTAATTTTCCACCCTCTTTCAACAACTGCAATACCCTGTTTTTTGCTGCTAAACCGAACAACTTTTCAACCTGATCAGATGTTCTAGACTCTGGAGTATCGATACCAATGATACGCACCCGCTCGTCCTTCAAACAAACACCGAAACCTAATTCAATGTCAACATCGACCGTATCACCGTCTATTACCTTAACGATAGTTATATCATATTCGTTTTTTAAAACCATTTTACTTTATATTTGAACAGATTTTAATGTATTTGGCAATTTTTGCAGTATTTCCTGTTTTGATACAGATCTTGGTCCTACTGTATTTTTATGTGTAAAAGATAAATTTTTGAAAGTTTCATATACGATCGATTTGTTTTTCACACGCGACTTGTCTCTATCTACTTTAATAAACAGATGACTCTCTGGGTTCTTCGATGTATCTTTACTTACTGTGCCTGCGTAAAAACCGATTCTTCTTATTACAAAATCAGGGGACTCGTTTTGTTTCACAAATTTAAATCCAACAGGCATTAACGATTTAGGAATAATTCGTTTTTTTGAGTTATCCTTATACCAAATTTGGAATATTGATGGAACACTAAGATCTTCCTTGTTCACTGTAAACGATTTATCATTCAATTGTTTTTGATATTTTAGATGCCAATTAAGAGGAAAGACCTTTTTCATCGAAGTCTTCTTGAAACTTTTGGGTAAGATGAATGCTATAGTATCAGCAAATTCTGTTGCTTTTGTTATGAATTTCTTTGCAAGAGACGATTGTCGACCGAATGGTGGATTGCCAATTACATGTATCTGCCCTTTATGCTTTTTTAATATCTTATTCATATCCAGTTTCAAAAAGTCTTGTTTTATAATTTTATCATGTTCTGGTTCAATATCAAAATAATAAACATTCAACGAAAGTTTTTCAATAAATGGAATAAATACACCAGAACCAGCAGACGGTTCGATAATAACATCATTTGTTTTGTTTATTCTAATGTGTTTAGTTAAAGTCCTTAAACATTCACTTGCAACATTAGGTTTAGTATAATATTTATCTAAATTTGAACGATGTAAACCAGTGGTTTGATACATTTTATTTATTATTTTCTATTTATTTTTCTTACCAAACTGTATATCTTTGTGGGTATATCATTTACCATCAACTGATGTGATATATCTTTAACTGTAATCTTATGTTTCATAAGTTTTTTAAGATTAATACTACATTGTATTCTAAAGTTATCACAAATATACGATTCATCATTGTTCGCTTTGGTTGTTTTTCGTTTTGGTGTGCTAATCTTCGTATTAATTCTCAATAGGTCTGTTGATAATTCTTTACTTATCGTTTTGCATTGCATTCTGAAATTGTCAAAATTGTTACTATCATAATTCTTACGAAAGAGATTCTTTTGGTTTTTTATGAATGATTTATACTCTTGAAGCTTTTCCAATTTATCATAAGATAGTATTTTCAAATATTCATCAATGCTCAAACTATATAATTTGACTATTTCTTTATATTCTGATTTTTGTTCATAGCATACAATAATCATATCACAAAAGTTCGATTGAATGAAATTGAACACATCACCACAACATATTATATTAGATCTTGTTGATTTAATCGATATATTTTTATGGTTTATGTTATTATCAGCAAGCTTTATATCATACTTACTTGTGCTAATGTATTTGGATACATTTATATGGAACATATACAATCCTATATGTTTTTCAAACATCTTTCCATGTCCTTGATTACCATATATAATTGACGATCCTTCGTTTGTAAACAAATTATCAGAACTGTCTGATAACTCTGGAAAAACAGATTGATTCAATAATTCAACAGAATGTTCATCTTCATCGTGAAGAGATAGTTTCTTTAAATTTGTAATAAGAGTAAGAGGATCCATCTTATGTTATCTTCAATAACAGTCCACATTGGTTGTTTTTTTCCAGATTATTTTTAGCCAAATATTTCATAAGATCCATTAATATCAGTTTGTAGACTACGCATCATAGCACCATATCCAATGCCGTCCCAACCTTCCAGAATATTTTTGGTATAAGGATATATTATTCATCTAAATTAAATATGAATACACAATTCGATATGGTTTCTCACGATCTCTATCGTTTTCTATACAATTCCAATCAAACAATTCACAAAACACCCATCGAAACAGTATCTGATAACAATGTTTCTACAAGTTACAATTCGAACTATTCGAAAACAAGTCCGTTTGGACTATCAAGAAAAATAGTTCTCAATAGCGGATATTTTTTGCTTTTTTGTTTTGTCATTAATATCTAGCACTTTGTTGTAGAATTTCTTTTTACCATAACATTCCCATAGTTCATCTGTGCATATGAAATGTGCTCCACCCATTGTGTTCAGCATACTTACTAGATATTCCAAAGAGAACTTCTTCTCTGGATATTTATTCATAACTTCAACACACGCGTCTTCAACAGTGATCATTTTTATTATTATATGTGTAAAAAAAACTCTTATTTTTATACATATCCTATATAAGGAATATGATTAAGTTTATCGACTTATTTTGTGGAATCGGAGGATTTCATGAAGCAATGCGATCAATACCTAATTCAAAGTGTGTATTAGCTTGTGATATTGACAAAGCTTGTTGTAAAACATACGAAAGGAATTTTAATATTAAACCGGTATCAAATGTTAAAGATATCGACCCGAGTCAATTAGAGGATTTTGATGTATTGTGTGCCGGTTTTCCGTGTCAGTCGTTTTCAAATGCGGGTAACAAGAACACTTTCAACGACGATAGAGGACTTCTGTTTGACGAAATCATTCGAATCGCTAGAACAAAACAACCCAAATACATGTTTTTGGAAAATGTGAAACACATATTGAAGGTGGGTAACGGTGAGGTCATTCGGTATATCAAAGACAAAATAGACGATGCTGGATATAATCTACAACTGTTCAAGTTGTCACCTCATAATTACGGAATCCCTCAACAGAGAGAACGAGTTTACCTAGTTTGTGTGAGAAAGGATANCTATAATAATGACGATATAGAATTAATTAAAAAAGAAAATAATATTATTCAACTTGATTCATTCTTGGACGAAAATGTATTGGACAAATACTATTTACAAGGAGATTTACTTGATGTCCTAAATGCCTGGAACGAGATGATCCATATCTTTCAAGAAGAAGAGAAAATATCACCCACTATACTTGTTAACGAGTTTTATAAAACATACGACGAAGCAGAATACAATAGTTTGCCTTCATGGAAACAAGATTACATCTCAAAAAACAAACCACTTTATATCAAATATAAGACTCAATGGGATCAATGGTATGATAAACATAAAGAGTTATTATCGAAAAGAGAAATTTATTCAAAACTTGAATGGCAGGTGGGGAAAATAAAACCCAATGATAATATATTCAATTACTTTATCCAAATACGACAGTCTGGTATTCGTGTAAGAAGAGCTGAGTATTTTCCAACACTCGTTGCCATATCCCAGATACCTATATACGGAAAGGAGAAACGATATATAACACCTAGAGAATGTTTTCGTTTGCAATCCTTTCCAGATACCTTTATAATGGATGACAATGATAGAGTCAGTTACAAGCAGATTGGTAACGCGGTAAATGTGTATAATGTGTATAATGTTATATCGTCTACATTGACTCACTATAATGAGCTCTAAAAGTATACATTTAGATTGTTCGTGTGAGTCATTACTTGTTTTCTAAAATGGAAATTGCGTTTGATATAGTTCGATCCAATGGTAAACCTCTAACAATATTCTTTATTTGAGTATCCTTATATGTATGCCCGATTGGAGTTAATTTACCTATTAAAAAATTATTAAGGGTAAGACTGTTAGATCCTATGTACAGATATTTTGCACTTGTGTTATTAGTGGTTGCGTCTCGCAAATGTACTGTNTTTTTACCCGCATAATTATTATTAACCCAAAATCTCCACGATGACCTTGNATTATCGCCTTCATTTGTATGGTTGTATATCAATAGGAAGTCGTTGTTTGTATTTTTTAAACTATATTGTTTTGTAAGTTTTAATGATCCACCTTCGTATGTCAGATTTATGTTTAGTTCAACGGTTCCATTACTTGATATATTCAACCATACATTTTTCCCGTTTCTCCATTTTTTGGTATATTCTAAATAAAACAATCTGTGTGTTCCAGATAACGGTTTGTTGAATCTACAATAGATGAACCAAGAAGTACTTTTTACTTTAATTATATTTGAGAAAGAAGATGAATAATAGTTTAGTTGTCTCGTAAATAAATTACCCAAACGATCTGCGCGAATGTCGTTGACTCCGTTCAATACGAAAAAATTCTGGACATAGTGTTCGTCGCGGTATTTAACCGTATATGTCGCAGGGTTGTTACCACTTTCATCAAATATTGAATTATGATAATGGTAATAGAAGTCCCAATCACTTGAGTTGTATTTGGTTATAATGTAATCGTATTTGTTGTATTCTACATTCATGACGTGCCATCTTTCATTCCCGGTTTCATTATAATTGTTGAAATAATACAAATCGTGATAGTTTGTCGTTTTTTTTATGTGTTTCCATACGGTAACACCATCTGCCTTATAATAATATGTAATATCTCTGTAGTCTGTTGTTATCGTGACATCCGTGTCCAAACTCATGAAATCGTCGTTTGTGTACAGGCTGTTTGTTATAGTATATGTATCATTATTGTCTATGTTCGATATGTACATCTGCTTCCATTTGTCCGGTAACACATTTCGTGTGGTGTATTTCAGTCCATAATCTTCAATCAAGAATTTGCTATGGTTGATCACACCGGTTGGTGTCAGTTCGAACAAACAGGTTAACACTGTGAACAATATCATTTTCCCGTTTTGATTGCCCCAAGGATCATTATTACTGTTTATCACCTTTGATATTTTGTTATAGAACATATTTATCTTGGTTCTCTTTGATTGATATGTGTCCTTGTACTGCGCGACTAATGCATGCAGTCCCGCTTCGTGTATAACATTGAACTCGGTATTTGAAGAATGATTGATGAAAAAATTAATGTTATCGTCTATCATATCTGTTAGAGTGTCTTTTGGTACATCGAACAATTCATTGTAGTACGAGTTGAACAACAAATACGGTTCCACATAGTCCAATGTCTCATACGCGTAGTTATCATACGGTTTGATCATATTACGGGTATTGCTGGTTACAAACGCATTCTCTCCGTATATATGATTGAATTGTAACGCGAATGTATCTGATATATCGTTTGTGTTTGAATGCGAATATCCAATTATATTTGTTGAGTTTATCTCGTACGAGTGTTGTACAACATTGTTCCCGTTAACGGTTTGATAATCAATATGATGTACGATTGTGCTATCGCTTGTTGCTCCAAACAATATTGGATATGAGTCCAATGGATAGTCCAAGGTGAATGTGTATACGGTATTTGGTTGTAAACTCAATAAGTTACCGTCTGTGCCTCCGAACGCATATCCCAAATATTTGTTATTAGTGTTTTCATAAAAGTCGTAATGGTATATTCCGTTATTGCTACCTAGCAACACATTAATGTGGGTGTCCGTGACTTGGGTCGTATGTGATTCTGTATAATACTTGATATTGATTTTATTTAACACATCTCTGTATTTTTTCACGAAAATTTCATCTAACGCGTATACCGCTTGATTTACAAAACGGATTGCGAGAGATACAAGGTGATTTGTCATAGCGTTGTTATTTTGGGCGTTCATCTTGTTCATAGAGATGATATTATGGACAGTAAAGGTTGTTTTGTCGATGTATGTCATAATATACTCCATTGTTTCACACATTACCAAGAAACCCTTGCGTTTTAACCAACTGGTGTCGCGCGAGGTTCTGAAGTAGTTCCATATGTGTATAATTATGAGCGCTTTTTCATATACCATTGTGAAATCTGTTTGATGAATTTTGTTGTCAATGATATGATTTAGATTTTTCTTGGCAAGCTCGGGTTTTAGCAATATCAATGTCGGAAGATGGTGTAATAACATATCTTTCGAATAGGTCACATCAGAATATATATCAAACAACGCTTTCACTATATGAAAGTTGACATTATAATCGGTTATATCTGCAATATTCTTATTCACAATGTGAATGCGGGTATTCCATTTGTTAGACCAATACAATTTATTGGTTTCAATAAGTTCCGAATAACTGTGTGCTTGTATCTTCAAGGATATGTTGTCGTACGCTACTGTTTCGTTTGTTTTTTCCTGACAAGTGCAAATTATGTGAAATTCGAATGGAGATTGTGCTATTAATGATATTGTAAATATTACATTTATCAAAGAGTTATGTAATAAACACCCTTTACTAGTGACGTGTGGCGAATGCGAATACATTAAATTCATATTGATTTTATCATTCTCCAAATGGAAGAAATGTTTGTAGTATTCCTTCATATAAAACTTGGAACAAGAATGGTATTTCATATTTGTTTCATGTTTAAACTTTTGGATTAGATTCAATTCAGTGTCAGTGTCTGATAACATAGTTATTTTTTGAAGAAAACAATCTGGATATACATGCAATGGTATCTTTTCAATATTCACATTGATATGAGAGTTTAGATTGAAATTATCAACAAACTTACAATGATTCATGTCCAACGACTGATTGTGATCCGTGATGTTGTCCAAGAATGCTGAACGAAAGTTGAAGTTTGTGAAATCGAAAATGTCAAATGCAGTATTGTCATTCTTTTTTATGAAACAACTCTTTGCTTTATTGTATATGGAAGATGTTTCCAAAAACATGTACCCATTGGTTAAGGTGCATCCAGATCCGTAATCACCTACTATGTTTGATACGGTGAACACATTTGTGTCTGTGCTGAAATGTTTGTTGCATTCAAAAATGTTGTTTTTTAATTTGTATTCTTTAATAGAAAAAATATAGTTTGTAACATCTTGGATTACATCATCCACTGTAAACAGAGCAATTTCAACATCTGTGGGTGGTCTTTCAAGATGTATTAAAAATTGTAGATGTATATCGTTTGAAGTTACCATACTATTTATATATTTTCATATATTTATGGAAGAATGACAATCGTACGGATTTTAGTAAAATACTATATCAAAAGTCATTAGACAAAGACGAAAGTTCGAAATAAATCGTCATTATCTTTATACGGACGAAATGAAGATAAATTGTATATATTATACATTAAAATGAATACTTATACAAAAACAGATGAAAAGTTCTTACATTCAAACAAAAGATGTTACAAAATATACCTGAAAAACAAGAGAAAATACATACGAAAGAAAGACAACGACAAAAATGTAATGGAGTATGTACTTATTTCGTCATTGAAACCAAAAAACAAAAAGAAAAAAGGTGGAACTGATAATACCGAAGACGACACAGTAAATAAGGGTTTAACAACACTTGAAATTTATGGAAGGCATGCAAATTACTCACCATTGTTTGGACCTCAACAATTTAATACTATTAATAACTTTTATATAACCAACGTTGATAAGCACATAACATTATTTACAAAACTTTTCATTTTATTTATATTTTACATTCGTGATTTACAAGATAATAAACAGGATACTGTAGAAGATATGAAAAAATCTTTAGATTGGATAATCAATGAAATTTTAACAAACATACAGAGTTACGAACTAAACTTTGAACGATTAAATAAAACCCTAAATATTCCGGTTTTGAGTTATATTAACAACGATTTAAGAATACACTGTGTATCAGAGACAAATATTATTGATGGGGAGAGAATATCTAAATCCGTTGAAAAGCCATCAGATGTACCATCCGAAATGTTTTTGAAGATACATCATCTATATGAGGACACGAAAAACATTGATCACGCAGTGTATGCATCATACGATGAAAAGGGACAAAAACTATACATTTATGACATTAATTGTAGTGATTTGACAATCGAAGATACAAAAGTATCCACATATTTCCAAAGTTTGTTGAATACGTTTGATACAAAAAAAAAGAAATATACAGAAAAAAAATATGGTATAAATAGTGTTGTATATGTAGCTTTAAAAAATGCACAAGCAAAACAAATATCGAAACACAATGTTGTATTAGATGATTTAGAAAAAATTAGAAAAAACAATAAATATCCATCAACAAAACCCATATCTGGTATATGTGCATTTATGAGCGCATTTTACTATTTCTTTTTATCATTCGAGTCCCAAGATAATAAATTAACAATAAATAAAACTTTTGACATTTTAGCACAAAAAAGCGCAAAAAATAAAGACAATAAAGACAAAGAGAATACAGAAGAACCAAAAAAAACTAAACTACGTATTTTGCTGAATTGGACGGGTTTAGGAAACACTCCACATCGCGAAAAATTGCAAGATGAAACAATTTTACAAAACGTTAATAAAATTGAAAAATTATTACACGGAACACCCAATAAAGCCAATTTCATTCAAATCGTAAATATGTTAAGAAATAATGACTATATTACTCAACAAACATCGAAAGAAAAACTTCCAACACTAGAGTTATATTGTTTAGATGAAAACAGTATAATAGAAAACGTACAAGAAGGAGAATATAAAGAATTTAACTTTGAAAAAGAACATATTACGTGCACAACAACGATCAAACCATGTGATGGAAACTTATCAGAAAAAATAATCATGTACATAATAAGAAAATTCTATGTACAATTACTCGATTTGTTACATAGCAATATACCCGATAAGCTGAAAAACGAGTCTCTATACATAAATCACTTTATAATATTTGAAAGTGTCTTCAGTTTAAAACGTGAACGTGGTAGTGACGACGTGATAGTGGTTTCATTGAAAATAAAAGATTCGCCAAACACGTACATCGTTAGTCGTATAAAATACAAAAAAACCCGTAAAAATGAACACGGTATCATTAAGAATAATGAAATGAAACTAAACACGTACTTATCGCATCATGTTGCACCTTTTCTATTAGGTAAAATAATGAACACAGATGAACAATTCATCAAATCACAATTGAATAATAAAGAAGTAAAAGATAAGATATATTTAGAGCTAAAAACATATTTAGACAGAATGAAAGAAAAGAAGAATAAATAATGTGAAGAAGGAAAAATAAAGAAGAACGAATAATAAGATTTAACAAGTAATAAAGTAGATGTACTGTATAAAGTTCACTAGTTAATGTTGGTATGATGAAAATAATGGTAGGAGAGGACAAAGTGATAACACATTACACGTTAAGCGATGTTTTAAAGATCTGTAGGTTTTCACCGAGTAGTCTATTCTTCGTAAAAAAGTTCTGTCCAACACATCTATTTTGTTACAAGTTATTATGATGATTAATTTATTGACCTTACATATATAAATAAAAAATACTTGTTAAAAAATATCCAAGATATTAACAATTTATAATTCATAATCTAAATACAAAAAATCTTTTTTATAATCCGTCAATATAAGTATTCATATCATGATTTTTCAAAATATTATGAATTAAAAACACTTTTTTTGTAAAAAGAATATCTTGGTTTATATGTGAATATCCTAACAAACATGGTAATTTACATACAAAATCTTTCGGATTTTGATAATTATAAATATTAACATTTGGTAACTTTATTGCAAATTCTTCAGAAAAATGTTTCCCACCTGGTTTAGGAGAACCAAATAAAATTAAATAACACTCTACATTGTGTAAATACATTGCTAATTTGAATAAAATAACAGTTGCAGCTGCAGCTCCTAAGGAATGTCCACAAATATATAACGGTTTCTTGTTATTTTTTATAATATTAATTAAGTTATACTTACGTATACAGTATGTTGAATATCTGAAAAAACCTTTGTGAATATCATTTTTCTTTAATCCAATAGAAAGATTATCAATCCAATTGGATAATGTATCCGTACCTTCTATGGTTATTATTAATTCGTTTTTAGTTTCATTTATCAAAACATCTTTTGGAACATTGTATATATGTTTTGATAACCTTGCACATTGTTTAATTTTCTTTTGATGTTTTACATTGTTAGTATTTGTCATCATCGTAATTATGTGCATTGAACTCATTTTGTTATTTATTTAAGAATTGTATTTTAACAATTTTCCGTAAAACCAAATTTAAAATATATTACCCTAAATAACATGATTTTGTTTTTAAAAAGTAAGTTTCGCCTTACAAAACATAAAATGCGACAAATCGGTAAGTGTTTTTGCTCTCTTCTATAAAAAAACTTTCTCTTTGTGTCAATAATGTAATGTGTAGTGATTACTTAAAGAACTAAATATGATTTTTGTTATATGAGTATCTTTTCGGTAATGATTGTTTTTCAATTGTATCATCAACACAACGATTTACTTTAATTTCAAATTTGTATTTGATTGTGGTTCCATTAGGTAAGGTTCTTTCGATTGGTTTGTTAATCATCTCTGTAAAAATCAAATACACACTTGTTTCGGTTTGTTACATTAATTTATTACTCAATTCCCATATAATATACACAGTCGTCATATTACCTAACGTATGTACACCTATCACATGCGTAATCGCAGCTTTTCTGTAATCTCTCTGTAAATAATACTCGGTCGATACCATATAACTTATGATTATTAACATAACACCTATCATTACGGTGTCATCGAACCCAACTTTGTATACGAAATAACTTCCAAAACTGCATACCGCCGTCTTATCTAGTTTCTCACGAAACCCTTCTTTCGGTACCGACCATAACATCAAACTCGTTATATATACCATTAGTATCATCGTACTCATAACTATCTCATCACTCACATATGCGTAATAACTTGTTAGAAGAAACTGATTCGCACTCACCAACATATACCTAGAATACGGATACGGTATCATATTTATTAATAAAAATACTTGTGTCTTTTGGACTTAAATATAGTGCTTTAATTAGTTTGTGGTTATGTCCATGCTACTTTTTTTGTTATTTGATTCGTGATGTAATCCACATGCTTTCCAAAGTTATAGGTAAATCTTTGTAACTGATAGACTAGATGTAATTGAAAAAGTATATGAAAATTTNTGTAACAGAAT